AATGGTTGTTATACCAGCAGGTGCAGAACCACCGAAGATATATTCGGAGTTGGTGTAAAGATACTTTCTCCAGTAAGATGGAGAACCAACAGAGAATGTTGCATCTTTTGCCTTAGAAAGACTCAGGTGCTTCTCAAGAATTGTACCAGCGTTTCCACTGATTGTTCCTTTGTCATCAATCAGAACAACGTGAACTTCGTCAAATCTACCACCTCTTGCAGCAGCATAATCTGAAGTGCCTGGTCTATCTGCTAACTGATCCCATTCAAGTGAACCAACAGTTAATGGAATAGATTGATTTTCAAACCAGTCTTTTTCAGCAGTGTATGCAGCACTACCAAGTTCTGTATTGTTAGTATTATCAGTGATAGTTGCAGTTCCACTTTCTGGGAATGCATAAACACCATTTTGTTGATAATCTACAGCAGTGAATGTATTTGCTGTGGAAACATGACCTACCAACTTAACGCTGATTTGACTTTCTCCAATTTCGCTAATAATGCCTCTGAAAGTACCAGTCAGAACTGAGGTAGATCCAGAACCAGCAAGAACTGTGTTTGCAGGAACATCAACTTTAATACCGTGTCCAACAGTAAGTCCTATTCCAGAAGTTCCTCTAGAACCAAACTCAAATGTCTGAGTGGTTGATACTGTATTGAGTGAGGTATTATTTAAAGTGACTGTTCCAATACCAATGGAAGCAACAGAAGATGCTGCAGCAACAACACTATCAATTGCTTTAACTGCATCGTTAACGTTAATACCAGTGGTATTGATACCTGTGATATCAGTTGAGGTTGGAGCAAGCGTACCACCTGCAGACCTTGCAGTAGTGAAAGTTGCAGATGTGGTAGTTGTGATACCAGTCAGAATTTGGTCTGCCTTACTATCAATAATTGCTACCTTAATGTCATTTGCCCAAGAACCAGGATTTCTTGCAGCAACAGTTACATTGACGATTTGATTCTCGTCATAACCGAGTTGTTCGTAATGCTCTGTGCTCTTGATTCTTACGCTATTAGCAGCACCAACATAAGCGTTCTTAAGTCCTGCTCCTGTTGATACGTTGTGATCGTCTGCTCTTGAAACAAGCATCACACCACCATAAGCAAGGTAGGATGAGGCTACCATCCAGTGCTCATAGTGCTTGTCGGTTGAGTAAGGTCTGCCGAAAGTGTTTAAGAGATCATCCTCAGATTCGATCAATTGAGGAAGGTCAACAGGTCCCTTGGTGAAAGGAGCAACAAGCGCCCCAATCGAACCAGAGACTGGATCGACTCTTCCAATAGTTAAGTCAACTTCTCTTACTACAATTCCAGGAGATGCTAAATTTAGAGGCATCTTTTTGGTCTCCTTGGTCCAGAATTATCTGAAATTATTTATTAAAAGGGGTATTTTGAATGGGGAATCTTGACGTGAAGTCACCAGTCGGGATATTCCCAAGTGTTATTACTTTTTTTAACTCTTTTCTTTGTACATTCTTTGCATTCATAAGAATATGACGATGCCACTGGACCTCTGTCTTTTCTAGTCCTATAAAATCCATCTACTAGATTTTTGGTTGCACCACAAATTCTACACTCTCTTTCATAGAGTAAAAGATGACCCAGTTGTAATTGGTCATCTAAGTCCATCAATAATATTCCCACATATATGACTTATCACCATACTCATCAGTATGCCATCTGTCACCATTACTATCAGTGAACGATGTCATATCATTTATTCCATCATCTAAAAATCCAAATGGTGCCATATCCTGTTCAATTTGATTCTTTTGCTCTTCATAAATTCTCTTACGAACATCATTATCCGTCATTTCTTTGAAGTAGTCCTGTGCGACTAACCAAGCAAAGATAACAAGACACATTGCAAGGTCATCATTACATCCTTCTTCTGCTTCAAAAGAATTATGTTTCTGTGCAAATGTTGTAAGTTCTGCTATGATATCATAGTCTAAAGTCAACAACTTATAATCTTCTATTAAAGTTTTTAAGTTGGAACAACCAAGTTTTTTCACCTGTGCAGTTGTTCTAACACCCATTTGAGATTTTTTTCCAGAGAAACCGTGTCCGACTACCTGTCCAGCACGACCTCTCATTGCCGCCATCAGCATATTTTCATATTCTAAGTCATAGTGGAGAATACTTGCTACTTGTTCTCCAATATCATTGACTTCTACTAATACCCAAGCATCATTATATGCTTTTGCAGTTTGTTGGATTATATTTGGGAACAACATTGGTTTGATTTCATTGTTCCTATATTTTGCTATTACCTTATAAGGAAACTCTGTGATATCAAATAATATAAATGCAGAATAATCATTGCCCAACCCACGAGCAACATCGACAGTAATAAGGTAGTTATGTTCAGGTTTCGCTTTTTCGTAGACATCTAATCCTGCGTTTTTTTGAATAGGGTCTTCGTAAATAAGATTTTTAAGAATTGCAGGATTAATCAATGTATTGACTGATCCTAAGAACTCACATTCAAACTCAACCTTAAATTGTTGTTCGGATGTGTTCTTTATTGTCTGTTCTTTCCAAATCTCATCTCTACCAGGAACTTCACTCCAATGAACATCTGTTGGTATATATTCATTTTTCCTTTGCTCCGCATCATGCCACATACGGTAGAAGTGATTCATACCGTGTGGCGTAGATACAATAATTACTTTGGTGTTTTTACCAGAAGTAATAGTAGGATAAACAGATGCAAAGAACGAATCAGCAACGTGATTTGGGACGAACGCGAACTCGTCGAGAAAGAGGATGTTGAACGACATACCTCGGACAGCACTTGCAGACGTAGAAGCTGCCAATATCTTACTGCCATTTTCTAGTTCTAAAGATCCTTTATTCCAAGATATGATACCCTGTTGCATCCATTTTGGCAAGTTTTCGTATGCAGTCTGTAACCTACTGAGAAGTTCTCTTGCAGTTGCTGCTTTGTTTGCTAGGATGCCAATATTAACACTATCGTTAAAAACAGCATAGTGTAGAAGATAAGATACCACAGTAGTGGACTTGCCAGTCTGTCTTGGCATCTTGCAAATATTGAATCTATTTTCATGGAAGTTATTAATTAACTTTTCCTGAAAGTGATATGGATGGAATTGTGTCAATCCCTCATCAAGTGAAACAATCTTGATATAATTGTTTGCAAAATAAACTGGATCTTCTTTACACTTCAAAAATTCGAGGATTTGATCCTCTGTGAATTCTATTTGTGTATTTGCTTTTTTTAGATTAGGGTTACCAAGATATACATTATCACTCATAATAAAAAATCAACTCACCCTTGATAAACTACCGATGTTGCGTATACGTCTGACGCAGATGAATAAATTAAATCCGTTCTTGCTTTATGCACAATAATTGGATCTTTCCCTGCCATATGTATACTTCCATATGTAACTCCAGCACCAGTTCTTATCTCAACTAAACGGTCTGAAGAATGGCTGTGTTGAAGCATTACATACTCAGCACCAATGGCACCACCAAGAGCACCATTAACTGATCCTGGAATTGATGAACCAGAACCAGCGTTAACTTGAGTTGACTCTCCTAAGATTTTAACTACTTGCATGAATTAGCACCTCCAACGCTTACGTGCTTTACAGATTTTCTTTTCTGGGGTCTTAGTGCAGTCAATGTTATGCATATCTTTTTGACCCTTAGAGCGAGCACAGAATGATGTGCGACGCTTTGCTCTCTTACCAGTTGGTTTCTTTTCAGTTACAGCAGTCTGTAACTTTGAACCTGGATTTTCGCGCTTGTAAGCATCAACAGATTTCTGACTCATACCATCAACACCATCTTTGCGGTTTGACTTCTGCCAGTCTTCTTTCATTGCAATTGCTTTTTTAATCGCTTTATCCCTAGAACCTTTGTATTCTTCCTCACCAGTTTCAATCTTGCCATCACCATCATAGTCCTTTTTTGCTTTTTTCTCCTGCAGATCCATATCTGCTCTCCAATCAGAGAAATGTGCCTTCACACAACGGTTATAAGTTTTACCAAACAGTTTTTGAGTTCCTGCTTTCTTATAACCTTTCCAGCACTTCTTACCTGCTTCATCAATTACTGATTGTGTTGGTTGAAGTGGTTCTGGTTTAATGATATCTACAGTTTCATATTCAGTTGCTTGAAAATCATCTTTCCAATTTGAAACATCATAACCTTCATTTTGCTGTCCTTTCATTATATAATCATATCCAGTCTGATTATATCCCTTTTCTTTGTAATCTCTCATTTGCTTTCTAATTCCTTGAGTTCCTTTATAAAGCATTCCAGCACTCAAAGCACCAAGTCCTAACATTGCTGCTACTCTTGGATTTTTTATTTTTGATAAAGTCCTAAGAACTTTTCCACCAAGACCTACTTTTGGTTTTGGTGCAGATGGTCTTGCAGGTCTTGGTCTCCTTTGATAAGATACGCGATCACTACCACCTTTTTTATAAGTTTCGCGGGGAGTAGCATATGAAGTAGAGGATCTTGGTTTGCTAGAAACTCCTTGTTTTGCAAAATCTGGTGGCATTTGTGCTCCAGGTCCTTGAGACTTTGGAGTTCTCATATTTTTTAGTGCAGCACGAATTTTTGCTTCAGCACCTTTGTTTGCTTTGATTAAATCTTCAATTTGCTCTGGAGACATTTGGCGGAGTTTATCTTCAAGACCCTCAAGAAGCATATCTTCTCTCCAGTCAGAGAAACCTTCTTTCTTAGTCTTGTTACCCCAGTTAGCAGCACCAACTTTACGGCACTTGACTAATGCGCCAGATGCATATGCAC